TTGATTAATCCACCTATAAAAAGTATTACCTTTAATGTTAAACTCTTTCATAATGCTTGTTGCCGTTCTTTTTTTGTTTTGCCATTCTTCGCACATAGCTAAAAATTTAACTTCATCAATTTGTTTTGGTTTTCTTCCTGTATATTTACCCCCTTTTTTGGCTTCTTCTATTCCTTTTACTTGATTTTTAAAAAAATGCTTTTTTTGGTGGTGTATTAACCCGTGACATTCAATACATACACATGCAAAATTAGATATTCTATTAGAACCCCCTAAAGAAGTTGGAACTATGTGATGATAATGAATATTAACTGTTGAACCACAACTACAACATTCTCTTCCCACTGTGTTTTTTTCTTCTTCAGTTAGATATTTTCTTTCTTCTTTTTCCATAAGTTAAATCTTTTCTAACACTTCAACTTGTTCAATAGGCAACCAACCTGACCATGCACTGCTTAAATCTTGCTTGTTATCATAGTCATAGGCAATACTGTTTACTTTGACCATCTTACCTAGAATCTTTGATACGTCAATCTTTAAGTACTTGTGGGGTGGAAATGTTCCGTGGTTCCAATTGGAAGATAGCACAGACATTTCACCAGGATTTAATAACATCGGGTCTAGTTTAATAATGTAATAAGAGTTTTCTTCTAATCTAATCTTACGTATGCGTGGAATTAAAAACTCACCTTTACTTTTGTCATAGTTTGAAAGGTCAGCAACTGAGACTTTGTTTAGTTCATTTTTAATTAACTTGTTCATTATACTTTTTCCGTGCAATAAGTAGAAATAGTATCTGCCATATGAAGATAAACAGCTAAGTTATATTTGTTTAATATGGAAGGTAAATCTTCTGTGTTTTCGGATTTGTCACTTCCAGCATACTGATTAACAAGAGCAATAACTTCTTCATGTTCTAAAGGGATAAATCTGCTTACAAGTAAGAAAGAGTTCATACCCTTGCTTCCTGCAATCATTCTATCTTTGGCATCAATGACCTTATAGGACTCTACAGACACCCAGTCATAGTTACCCAACTCATCATGCTTACTACCGTTTGGTGAGTAAACCTTTTTATTTTGAACATACTTCTCATAGAAATTTACTTTTGATAGGTCATGAAGCAATCCGACAATCTTTAGAGTGTCTGATGAGTATTTGGGCTTAACAATATTTTCCTCTGTTTCAATACCATCTTCAGTTGTAGATGTAATAACCGTGTGTTCAGTGGCAAAAGTATTAACAATCTTCGTAAGATTAGAATAAACATTTAAAGAGTGTTGGCATAAACCACCTTTAAAGGATGAATGGTACTGAGTAGATGCTGGTGCATTAAAGAAATCACTCCCCTCTAAAAAGGAAATAAGACCATCAATGTTGGCCCCTTCAATTGAGATGGATTTAACCAATTCAATGAACTTTTCTTTGTTTTGTTTGATTTGTTCTTCTGTTAGCATATTTTTACCTCCATGCAATATATTATACAACTATTTAATAATTTTGGTCACCAGTATGGGATTCGAACCCATGAATGCTACCGTGAAAGGGTAGTGAGTTAAGCCACTTCTCCAACTGGCGATGGTGGACCTGAGGGGAGTCGAACCCCTGTATTAACACTCTTTACCACAACATCTACATCTTGTTCCACTTTAGGTGGAGACACAATCATAATGGACGATAACTGTGTCTTCTTAGTTTCTGTTTCTCGCAGAAGGATGAGAAACTACTAAGTCAACTTCTGCCAGTCTAGATATTACGAAGATTGCTGTTACTAGACATCACAGGTCTTCGGAGTCGCTACAGGTTTGTTAGTAGCTAAGGGCCATTACAGGAGCAAACAAGTTGCTGAAGAAGGCTGAGACTCGGCTAAATAAAGATTTAGCAGTTATTGTTTTTTTGGTTTTAGGTGACCAACCGATGCAGTTGAGGCTCTGATGTGCTAAGCGAAACCATGACAGGCCCATGGTTGTCCTTACTTACTATCTTTAACAGTAAGGACTTGTGCTACAGTGCGTGTGAAGTTGGGTTTTAAGGCCTCGGTCAAGGACATTCCCTTCTTCAACTCTTTATTTAGCTCTGTAGTTACAATCTTCTTTTGGACGTATTCTGGGTGGTTATTACTTTCGCACCAAGCAACCATAGCTGCTTCGTCTAAGTATTTGAAGGTTTCTTTTTCAGAAAGTTGTGCCAACACCCCAGACGGTGAGATATACTTTTCTAAACCTTCTTTTACCATTTGCTCAGAGATTTGAGACTTAAGTGCTTTAACTTCTTCTTCAAGTTTCTCTTGTTGCATTTGGAGCTGACGGCATTTGTCTACTAAGTTTTCCAACATGATTTTTCCTCCGTTGTAACTAAAGTATATCATACTGTCTTTAGCTTGTCAACACTTTTGTTTACTTTTCAAAATCTTCGTCAGAGTTCTTCCAGAAATATTCGTCTGTATCGCCTAATCTCTTCCAATCTAATCCATTCTCTACTTGATACATTTGTGTAGAAACTTTAAAATCAGGTTTTAATGGTTTCTCTGGTGTTAAACTTAAGTCATAAATTCTCATTCTATTGTTTGGATAGATTGCGAACTGACCATTTGCTAATTGTATTACGTTGTGAGATTTGTGTTCATCAGGCTTTTCTGAAGTGTTAGTATCTATCATATTAACATCCCCGTGATAATTGTCAAGAGTAAATAGATAAGAACCTTTCATTTTAGCTCCTGAACGTGTATACAACTCAAAGTCCATTGAGCTAATAAAAGATTTTCTCAACACGGTAATGCCATAATCCATACAGTTCCAGAATTGTAAGTCAGGTAACTTTAAATCAGGTGTGGGTGTGACAGGACTTGATACAAATGCAGAGATAGGTAACTTATCATACATGGCACCGTATTCAGGTAAGTACGTTTCAAAATAGAATGCCCTACCTGGAATGCTTTTAGCAGATATCCATACTCCTCTTACAAATTCGCCCTTACCATGTTTAAAATCAGTAAGATATTCTTTTCTTACCCAAACATTGATAGATGGTAAATTAACAATTAAATGTGACATAGCTTCCCCTTACTTATTTTCTTCTTCTAATTTCTCAGTTAGAAACTTCATCATCTTTTCATCGATAACAAAGTAGTTTGGTTGATTTGGTCCGAAGTTAAATGCAATAACACCATTACTAAGTCTTTGCGTAAATGCTTCTTCTTTATTCTTTGTCAACCATTCTTTTTTAATAGAGACTGATTCCTTATCAGTGACAACTGTTTTACATTCAATTAAAAGAGATGCGTTACGATGAACGCAATCTCCTTTACGAAAGTGTCCAGAACCGGAACCAGATACTTGTTGAGACCCAAGTAGCTTGCATACAGACTTTTCTTGTAAGTCACTAAAGTATCTTGTTGTTCCTTCTTTAGCCATTAAGCATCTCCCTTATTATTCTTTTTAGGTTTTTTAATTGGTGCAACAATTTCTTCTTCGTCTTCTTCATCATACTTTTCAGATTCTAGCTCATTAAGTTCATCTTTGTGTCTTTCAATATCTACATCACGTTGATACTTACGTAAATATTCTGCCTCATCTGGATATAACCAATGTGGTTGTTGTAAGTCTTCATTTTTAGCATTTGGATTAAATTCTAGAATAATAGCACCGTCACCGGCATTAATTTCAAATACAACACATACATAACCAGTTTCCATCAACAGTTGAATTTGTTGGGAGACACGAAGGTATAAATCTTCAACTCTACGATAATTTCTTTTTAAGAAAACAATTCTATTAACAGATGAATCTGACATTTTATTCGGCCTCTTCTTTCTTTAAATCTACACCAAATTTCTTTTCAATATCTTCATCTAACATTTTATTAAAGGCTGTTACGCTTGTTTCATCTTTTGCTGATAACTTATCATAAACATTTTTATGTAACTTATTCCAAACCTTCTTATTTTCAAGGAAGTAAGGTTTAAGGTTCTTTCTACCACGAATCTTTGTTAAGACTTCTCCTGTGTCAGGGTCAGTGATTCCATAAGAACCTTGAATACTATTATCAATATAACCGAAGTGTGTAGCAACGTCAATGGTATCTTCTAGGTAGTCTACACCATTAACATAGTTAAGATGCATATAACCTACTTTTCTATCCCACTTACAGACTTTAGTTTTAAGCACGGCTACTTCAATGATATGACCTGCTGGAGACTCAGCTGCTTTAGTGAGCTTATTTCCTTCTTCATCAAAGAACTCACCACGTTTGAACATCAATCGTAATGAACAAGCATGTTTCCAAGCACGTCCGCCAGGAGTCAATAAGAAGTCACCATAACCACTTAAGTTTTCACGAACTTGGTTAATTGCTATTAAAGTTGCTTTGTATTTACGTAATAGACCGATGGCAGTGTTTGCGAATCTAGTTAAGGCAACTGAGATACCACCCATTTGCTTCTTTTCCATAGACTCATCAGAAATTTGCATCGGAACAAGGGTAGCAATAGAGTCAAATATCATTAACCCAACTTCACCTGTCTTTAACATGTCTAATGCCATATCAAAGATTTGTTCTGCGTTTTGACCTTCAGGTCTAATGATGATGGTAGGAACTTTAGCATCTTCATCCATGTTATAACCCAACTTCTTGGCCCAGATGGGGTCAGCTGTTCCTTCATTATCTAATAAGATAATAGAACGTGGTTTCTTAGGGTTACGTTTGATTTCTTCCTTCTGATAAGAACCAGCAATCATAAAGGCTGTAGTGGTTTTACCGCTTCCTTCAGCACCGCTTAATTCAATGATACGGCCTTCAGGGATTCCACCATAGACACAATAGTCAAATGTGGGGGAACCTAGGGATAATACACCATCAATAGCTAAGTCATCGACTCCAACCTTGACAACGTTTTCTCCATACTTCTTTCCTATTTCTTTTAATACCGACGATAAGTCACCCATAATAAATCTCCTTTTCTATTTATTATACAACTTTTTAATAAAGTTATTCATACAGATTTAGTATATTTTCATCTTCTTCATCTGAGTCGTAATCGTAATAAACAATGTTTTCTATAAGATATTGCTCTTTAGCATCTTCGTAATACTTTTCTTTTAACCACTCTATAAACTTGAGGTCTTTTGTGTATAAAGTAAATGCATCTAATGATTTTGTGTTCCATAGTGTTTCAAGGTTTTTAACAAATTCTCTTGCACCATCCTGAAGATACCATGTAGAGTATTGATACTTAATCCCATACTCTTCTTCAAATAAGTACTGTGTAATATCATTCAGGTTCTCTAAAACGTTAAATGCGTATTCCATGTCCACATTAGGGACCAAGTCTGAACTAATTGACAACGGTATATTAATCGTGTGGTACATTATTCATTCCCGTCAAACCCACTTCTATTTTGTTGTGGGCCGAATGAAGACAATTGCATTTCAGTTCCTTTTACTGTAAGAATCTTTCTCAAGGTATTCATCATGTCTTGGGCACTTTGTAATTTACCTTTAACCACTTTATATGCATGGTCATAGATAGATGCCACAACAGATTCATATTGAGAAGACAATTCAGCTTGAGCCTGTAACTCTGCAACAGTAGTCTTATTCTTTCCTGTGCCTGCTTCTTTGACTTGATTTGATAGGTAGCTCTTTGAATAGACTTCCTTTGAAGCACTTCTTGCCATATCTGCATAAACACCAAGTTGCTCTAACTTATCAATCATAAAGTAAACCATGTTAGACAATTCTAAGTAATATTTATTTAATGTATTGACATTTGCGTTTCCGTCTTTAATGCATTCAACATATAAATCACTCATTAAGTTATCTAGAGGCTCACTGTATTTCTTGATTACCTCAGCACAAGCGTTGTTAAAGTAGGTAACGTTAACAGTTGTTTCTGCTAATATTTTTTCTACTTTAGTCGTATCTAATCCTGTTAATATTGTATCAGACACTTTATTCTCCTTCCTTAGTGGCCATAAGGACACTATAATCAGATGTCATAAACACTCTTTTTTTAACTGAAGGTATATTTATAAATCTATAACCTTCTGTATCTATTGTAGTAATGTTTACTGATTTTTTACCATCTGTCATCATTTTAGTAATGGTTGACACGGGAACGTATATTACACGGTCGTGTTCATAGAACCATATTACAACTCCTGCTCTTACACCTTCTATTCCAACTTTAGACGAAAGCTTTTCATACTGGCTAAGATTCTGGAAAGGGAAGGTGTTTCCTTTAATAGTCTTGGCCTCTAAATAAAATATGTAAGGCATCTTGTAACCAATGAAGTCACTAATGTTTGATATAGTCTTATAACCACTGACAGAGTCATATAACCTATCAATGCTGGAATTTGGCATACTTGCCTTCCAGTCTTCCTTTAAAACTAATTCAAATTGCTTTCCTTTGGACATAATTAATTAGCTTGAACCTCTGGAATAATGTTACTAATATCATTTCGTTTAATGACAGCTGCCCGGTTATTCCCAAAAGATACAACAATATACTGTCCTTCAGATGTTTCTAAAGTTAACTTTAAATCATTTGTATCAAAACTTGCTTCATATGGTTTCTTTAATTTATCAACTTTATTAACATACTTAACTTCTTCATTGTTTTCTTTTTTAGAGTCCAACACTGTTACACCATCAACTCCAAAACTCATGTGTGTAGAACCAAGGTCTGAACCGTTTTTAGAGAATAAAGACAATCTGTTGATAGATTCTAATAAGGTTAATCTGTCAATCGTAATAGTGTAGTCATAGGTTTCTTCAGTCCATTTTCTAATTCCTTGAACCGGGAACTTATTGACAAGCTCTTCTTTAGTTGTAATAATAGATGTTAAAGTTACTTGGTCATCAGAGAAAGAAACCTTTTGGGCTACAACACCGCTTTCAAGTGCATCGAATCCCATGTTAAAGTTAACAGATTCTGATTTAAATAGTTTAAACAGTCTGACAATCTTTTCAGTTAAAGTAAGAACTACCTTTTGGTCTAGTGTAAAGTTATTAACACATGCACCGTTTGCAAACGTAATGGCACCTTTTTCATCAATATAGAAGAGTTTTTGAACAGGGGAAGCACCACCATTCTTGAGTAATTCCTTGGTGTTATACTTAAGGATAGATTGTAAGATAGAGTTTTTAATACTGAAAGTATTTGTTACATTTTCAATGTTAATTTTAGGCAATTCAACAATCTCAGTGTCATCAAAAATCATTGGTATCTTATAGTTACCATTTGCTTTTAAAACTAATGTATTATCCACAACATCTAGTTCCAAGGTTCCTGTGGTTATTTTACTGATAAGATTAAGGAAGAGCTGGGCATTAACTACAGCATGAAGCTTAACTTCAATGTCTAATGGCATCTTTACAGACACATAGTATTCCTTATTAGTAACGTTTAAGTTTAATACCTTACCGTTGGCTTCTAATTCTAAGGTTTCATTAACGACAGATGAAATGTTAGTGTCTACAGCTTCTAAAATCTTTTTGCAGCTTTCTTGGAACGACTTTGTTTGAATAATCATATTTATGTCCTTTCTTTATTATACAACTTATTCAGTGAGTATTCTTCTAATTTCTTCTGGAGACATTTCGGTATGCTCTAAAATAATGTGTTGAATTGCATCCTCTTTGCTTAAGCTTGGAAGTATCTTTTTATACTCCTGTTTTAATGTGCTAACATAATCGTTATAGTACCAGTGCTCACTAACATCAGCATCACATTTGAATGGTACAGAAGAAACATCATCAATACAGGTCTTCATAACAGAAGTAAGTCTTTTAGCTACTTTATCTGCATTTTCTTTAGGGCATTCACCAATTAACTCATCATGCACCGTTAGAAGTAATTTAAACCCTAACTTATTTAACTCTTCATCTCTAAAGAGTTTATTCATGGCAATCTTAGTCATGGTAGCCGAACCACCTTGGATTCTAGCATTAACACACTGACGTTCTGCCTGAGCAATAAAACCACCATTATTCTTTATCTTAATACCGTATTTTGCTGCATCTTGAGTTACAGCATCAACTTCTTTTTTAAATTTGGCATTTTCTAATTTTTTATAGAAGAGAGCAATGACTTTATCATCTTGTTTTCTATCAGCAGTGCCAAGAAGTGGATTAAAGGGGGATTGGTCTTTTGAAGCATTATTATAGGATATTTCAAATCTAGGTAAGGATATATCCGGCAATCTACGTCTTCTGCCCCACAAGTCTTCTACATAGCCATTTTTCTTGGCAAAGGCTGTGGTTTCATCCATCCAACCCTTTACTTTAGGGAAAGAGTTATAGAAACCATCAATAATAGACTGGGCTTCTTGAATAGAGCTTCCAATGCTTTCAGCAACAGCTGTAACACCTTGACCATACATAATACCTAACAAAAGTGTTTTACAGGCATTACGTCTCTTTTTACCTTCTGGATTAGGTGTTCCATCTTGACGGAACTCCATGTTATCCCAGTAATCATTCTTATAAACACTACTAGCGATGGTAGCGTATAAGTCTTTGCCATCTTTATAAGCTTGAATCATATCTTCGTCACCGGAGTAGTTTGAAAGCATTCGTGGTTCTTGTTGCGAACTCACGAAAAGTCACTTCCAACTAAAGTATAAGGAACTCTAGTTTTAATTGACTTTTTCATTGACACCACCTCCTTTTCCTGTTTTTAATAAAACATTCTTCATACTATATTATACAACTTTCTTTATAGCTTGAACCATTTAATATTATCTACCACAATAACCTTTTTACCATCGGGGTGTTTCTTATTGCTATTATGGGAGGATACATATGTAATAGGCTCTCCTTTAATAGATTTTTTAATTTTCCTTTGGAACGTACACTCAGCATAGTTATCACCAAACGGATGAAAGGCTTCAAACCACCACTTTGTTGCATCTTTTATGGAATGGAACTCAAACCTTTCTCCAGTATTGAGTACACAATAGCAACCTACTGAACGAGTATCACCGGAGCCGAAGTTCTTGTTCCCCTTCATAGCCTCAGAAATTTTATCTCTGTGCTCTTTAGAGAAGGGTTTCTTCTCTCTATATGCCTTCATTGATAATGAAATCTTGCTTCTTACATCTTTACTTCTCATTTTAGCATCATGGTTATCCTTTACCAATCCCACGTTCATAGGGTTATCATCACCGCCATTTGTCATATTATACCCATTATTGAAGGAATCATATAAAGATACATAATATTTCTCTTTTTTAAGAAGTTCTTCATAATTGTCTGTTTCGTCTATTATTTCAATGGTGAAGGCTTCTATACCATACTTCCTCATTGAGCTATATAGATGCCTCTGGTCACCGTTTTTTAGTCTGGTAAGGTGTCCATACCACCTATCCTCTAAACTCTTCTCTGTGATGCCAATATAGCACTTATTCGTCATCCTGTTAGTAATCTTATACACAATCATATATTATTTCTCCTTTACCTAATTTAGCTGTGACTTTTCACAGTAAGATATAGGTGGGTGTTAAATATATAAATATGTGTACTTTTCTTCAGTTTTCACTCTTTTTACTACATCTCCTTCAATAATATCACCTGGAACAACATCTTTGACACGTTTCCACCCATTACTTGTTTGAACCTCTGAGATATTACTTACTTCATAAAACTCATCCTTTGATATTTCTACGTCCTTGTAGTCTGTCTTGGCTTTAAACATCATACGTATTTCTTTATTTGATGCTGGAAGCTGTTGTAGGTTAGGGTCACTAGAACTGAATCGTCCAGTGGCTGCACCATATTGATTAAAATGACCGTGAACTCTTCCATCAATAGGATTAACCTTTTGAGGTAAGGAATCGATAAAAGCATCTAATAGTTTAACTAAACCACGTCTTTCTAAGATAAGTTTAGATAGAGGTATATTGATAGCCTCAAGAATATCTTCCCCAGTACCACGTGGACTTTCTTTACTTACTTGCTCAACACCAATTACATCATATAACAGGATAGCAAGTTGAGTCGGACTTCCTAAGTTAATAACATCAGGTAATTGTTCTGATTTGGATTTACCACCATCTTCACCTGACTTCTTTTTAGGTTTAGTGTTAGCATCAGGAGTTGTTCTCCAGGCATCTATTCTAGATTTATACTTGTCTAATTCAACGGCAATTCTTTTATCTAATTCATCTAACTTAGCATGATATTTGACACTAAGTCTCTTTGCGTATTCTTTGTCAAGTTCAATACCAGCGAGTTCCATTTCTGCAACTACACGAATAACAGGCATTTCTACTTCACGGAAAAGGTTATTAACTTTTTTATACTCTTCACTTTCCATGATTGGTTTTTGATATTCATATAGTTTATAAGTCATGTAAGGGTCTGTAGCAGCATATAATGCAAAAACTTCAGGTGGAAAGATAGCATATTCTTCTTTTTCAAATAAGTCTTCAATAGAGTATTTTTCTTGTTCTGAATCAATATGTAAAATATACTGTTGTTTTAATCCTGCCAATTCATTTTCATCAATAAGCTTGGCAGCAATCATTGTATCCCAATAGCAGGGAAGTTCGATACCACAAGTTGTTTTGATAACTTGGAAATCAAACTTTGAGTTGTGCATGATGGTCAAAATTTGAGCATCTACAACACGAGACAGTTCTTCTTTTATATCTTGTTCTGTAAGTTGATTTGGGAGCTTTTCTCCGGTTTTATAATCAACATGGTTTACAGGAATGTATACTTTTTTATTATTAGGAGTATAGACACAGAGACCCATTAACTTTGCAGTTAGTGGGTCTAGGGAGTTATTTGTTTCAGTGTCTATAGCGATGATGTCGTTATGAATAGCTTGAGTTATATAATTAGAGAACTCTTGTTTCGTTCTAATAACTAAAACATCATCTTTTTGTTTTTCTAAGGTTTTATTAACTTTCTCAGTGATTAAAGAAATCTTTTCTTCTACCGATATTTTCTTAGACTTGATTTTCTTTTCAACAGTGACTTTAGCCTCTTTGGGCTTTTTGACCTTGTTGATTATTTTTTGGGTCTTTTCCGCTGAGTTAGAAACACCCAATTCAAAATTAAAGATATCGGCATTCATTTTGTTAATACCTATTAAAACTTATAACGTTGAGGTCTGCCTTCGATTGGGCTAGATTGACCTGTTGTGGTAGGCTTTGGTTGTTCGGGAGCAGGGGTCGTAGGTTGAGGAGCTGGTTTAGGAGTTGCAGGAGCAGCAGAAACTGCTGGTCTAGAATAACTACCAGTCTTTTCAGCAATAGCTTCAGTGCGTGGGAAATCACCAGTTTTTAAGAAGGTGTTAATTTCATCAGCAGTCTTAACTAAGTAAAAGCTTCCAGCCATTTTGAAACCTTCAAAGTCAGCAAAATCTTTGACATAGATTTCAGGTTTGTAGATTTCTTGACGAACAGGGATAATGTCATAGGTGGTGTCAGTGCTTCCACGTGTACCACGACGTTTAACCTTGAAAACGAAGTTGGTTAAATCACCATATTCATCCATGAATGATTTTAATTCACGTGCGAACTTGGCAGGACGTTCCCAAACACGTGCTTTAGGCACAATGTTTCCGTTGTCATCTTTAACGTATTCAATAAGCTTAACGTAGAACTTATCAACAACTTTATTACCACTTAAGCAAAGTGGGCATTTAGCCATTGGTTCGTTTGCTTCACGTAAGCAGAA